CTGGGCAAGTGAACATCAAATTAAAAAAGAACATTGGCATGTTTCTGGAATCTTGTCTAACAGATCGAATGAAAATTTAAAATTTGATATAGACTTTCAAAATAGAAAATATGTAAAATCAAATAGTAAAGCAAATAAAATATTATTTGATTATAAAGATAAATGGGTACTAATAGATACAAAAGAGTTTATTTACTTTATGAAAAATAATACTATAAATACAGTAGATCTAGATAACCTGTTGGATAATCTAGATTGGAATATAACACTGTTAAAGAATGAATAAAATAATAAAATATAATTATTACCATTGGGGACCGTTATTATATAAAACTATTCTTGAAGAGGATGAGTTAAAGAAAATACAAAAACTCTGTAGTAAAAAATCAAAGGATCATAGAAAACATTTAGCTGGTCTTATAAAACATGAACATCAAGTAGATTCAACAAAATTGTATCCAATAATACATCCTTATTTAAATAGTTATTTAGAAGCTTATAAAAATTACTCTTTAAGAAATATACAGGGTAAAATTAAATTAGTAGGTGCTTGGGTAAATTACATGACTAAATTTGAATCTAACCCTTCTCATACACACGATGAAGATTTATCTTTTGTTATTTATACTAAGATTCCAAAAAATTTAAAAAAAGAAATTGATAATGCTGTCGGCAATGTAAGACCTGGTACAGTAAATTTTCAATATACTTTAGGCACTGAAAAATACAATATTAACCGACACACATTTGTACCAGAGGTAGGTGATTTTTATATCTTTCCAGCATCTTTACATCATAGTGTAAACCACTTTCAAAGTGAGGGTGAAAGAATATCTATATCAGGTAATGTAAAAATAATTGATGGCTAAAGATAATTTTATAGAGAGTTATTATATGTCTGATTTATCTATTTGTGATGACCTGATAAATCTTTTTGAAAATTCTGATAATAAGATTTTAGGAGAAACTTCAGATGGTGTAGATAAAAACATTAAAGATAGTTTGGATTTACAATTATCCATAGATGATATTCCCAACTCTCCAGCGCTAGAGGCTTACTTTAAGGAACTAATAAAAGCTGTAAATTTGTATAAAGAAAAATATAAATTTTATGATGAGAAAGTTAATAAATGGGGACTTCAACACGATTTTAATATACAGAAATATAAACCATCACAAGCATATCATAGCTGGCATTGTGAGAAAACAAATGTCTTTTCCTCAAATAGACATCTAGTTTTTATGACATATTTAAACGATGTGAAAAAAGGTGGTGAAACAGAATGGTATTATCAAAAGCTTAAAGTTAAACCTAAAAAAGGATTGACTGTTATTTGGGGTGCAGATTGGACTTTCGTTCACAAAGGACATACTACGTTCAATGAAGATAAATATATTATAACTGGATGGTTTGAATTTAAAAAATGAAAAACTTTATAAGTAAATTCCCTGGTGCGTATTCAAAGAAGTCTTGTAAAGATATGATTGAGTGGTTTGAATATAATAAAGAACTAGCTAAACCAGGAGGATTAGGTTTAGATAAAACATTAGACAACTTAGAACTATGTATACATTTAAATTCTGAAGCTAACTTTTTTGGCTTAGATAAGACATTAATTAAATGCACTAAAAATTTTATAAAAGAATATCCAGAAACAGATAAGTATATTGGAAAATGGTATCTTGATCCTTTTATACAAATATCCTATTATAAACCTAATCAATTTTATGATCGATTACATTGTGAAGATGATGGCAATCCTAAAAATTCAAGGAGAGTTTTTGCATGGATGCTCTTTTTAAATACAATAAAAAAGGGTGGTGGGACTTATTTTAAATATCAAGATATAACGTTAAAACCAATAGCAGGAGATTTATACATCTGGCCAGCTGGATGGACTCATTTTCACAAAGGAATAAAGGCCCCACAACAAGAAAAATATATATTAACGGGTTGGTACAATTATTTTTAAGCAAATATTGTACTACCAAAACGCTTAAAAACCCTATATAGTGCCTTAGTTATGTTACAAAAACTTAATTTCAAACCCGGATTTAACAAACAAGCAACAGACTCAGGAGCTGAAGGTCAATGGGTAGATGGTGATTTTGTTAGATTTAGGTATGGATTACCTGAAAAAATAGGTGGTTGGGAACAATTAACAGTAGCCCAAGAAACATTGCCTGGAGCGGCTAGAGCTCAACATGCTTTTACAAGTTTCCAAGGAGAAAAATATGTGGCTATTGGAACGTCACAAGGATTGTTTTTATACTACGATGAAGCCTTTTACGATATAACACCGTTAGATGATCAAGTATCAGGGACAGCTACTTTTAATACAGCACAAGGTTCAGCCGTCTGTACAGTTAATTTAACTTCTCATGGTTTAGAAGCAGGGCGATATATCACTTTTAATTCTATGGCGGCTACTCCAAATGGATTTACTTCTTCATCTACATTTACAGATGGAGCTTTTGAAATTAGAAATGTAACTAGCAATACTTTCGACATCACTGCACCTATAGTTGCAGTCAACCCTGGTGGAACTACAACAGGGTCAGCGACTGTTAAACCTTATGAAGTAGTAGGTCCAACATTTCAAACAGCTGGTTATGGTTGGGGAACTTATCAATGGAATACAGGAACATGGGGAACGGCTAGAACAGTAAGTAACGTGATTCTGGATCCAGGCATCTGGAGCCTTGATAACTTTGGAGAAGTATTAGTTGCAACAATATTTAATGGTAAAACGTTCACTTGGGACGCTGGAGCGGCCACTCCTAGAACAGTTAGAGCTTCTACCACGACAACAAATTTTAACACTACTAACAATCCTACAGCTACACGAATAACTTTAGTATCTGACAGAGACAGGCATTTATTTCATTTTGGAACTGAAACAACTATTGGTAATTCATTAACACAAGATCCGATGTTCGTAAGATTTTCTAATCAAGAAGACTTAAACACTTATGCACCATCAGCTACTAACACGGCAGGTACATTTAGATTAGATACAGGAAACAAGATCGTAGCTGCTATACAAGGTAAAGATTATGTTTTTTGTATAACTGATCAAGCAGCTTATGTAATTCAATTCGTAGGCCCACCTTTTATTTTTTCTGTAAGGCAGGTTGGTACAAACTGTGGATGTATAGGACCTAAAGCTGTATCCTATGCAAATGGTGCTGTATGGTGGATGTCCGCTGAAGGAGGATTTTTTGTATTTGATGGTACAGTAAAATCATTACCATGCTTAGTCGAAGACTTTGTGTTTAGTACAGATGGAGATAATCTAGGATTAAACTATAATGCTTCTGATATTGTTTATTCATCACCTAATGCGTTGTACACAGAAATAAATTGGTTCTATCCTAAGTCCGGATCAGAACAGATTGATAGATGTGTAACTTATAATTATTCTGAAAATGTATTTACTACATCATCCCTAGACAGATCTAGTTATCAAGATCAGGGTGTATATCCTGAACCATATGCTACGGATTATGGCGCTACAGACACGCCTGTTTTTGCTGCTATTAGTGGCTTAACTAATAAATATGGTGCATCTGTTTACTATTGTCATGAAAAAGGTGACGATCAAGTTAACAGTTCTGGCACTACATCTATTAATGCTTTTATTAAATCTGGAGACTGGGATATTACATCTAGAAAAAGTGCGTTAGGACAACAAACTGGAGTTGTTGATTATAGAGGAGACGGAGAGTTTTTTATGTCTGTTAAAAGATTTATACCTGATTTTAAGTATCTACGTGGTAATTCTACAGTTACATTATTCTTAAACGACTACCCTGATAATTCTCCTGTAGGATCACCTTTAGGTCCCTTTACAGTTACAAAAACAACTGATAAGATAGATACTCGAGCTAGAGGAAGATTAGTCTCAATTAAAATAGCTAATACATCTACAGGTGAAGCATGGAGATACGGAACCTTTAGACTAGATGCACAACCGGATGGAAGAAGATAATGGAACAATACATAGACGAATTTGGTAATTTACAATTTAGAGCTGTAGGCACTAACAATGAGTTTCCTTTTGTAAATATAAGTCAATTTGCTGAGGGTGTTAATGAAGGTAAAAGTATTGAGCAAATAATTAAAGAAAATCAAATAAAACAATTTAATCTAGGAACAAACTTTGGAAACACACAATCTGGATTTGCTACTAACTTTCCTTATCAAACAAACGTTCAACCTGTTGAAAATAAAACAGATGTTACACAGTCAACAATAGGACAAACATTTGAACCTCCGTTTCAAATAATCGGTGGTCAAAAAGTTTATTTAGATGATAAAATTGGAACAAAAGCAGCAGAAGAAAAAGCTAATTTTTTTCAACAACCTGAAGGTATCATGACTCAAGCAAAAGATTTCCTTACTCAAACTGTACCTAAAACAGTAAAAAGTGGATTAGATACATTAATTAATTTTATTCCAGGGATGAGATTTATAAGAAGTTTAGATAAATTTGATTCGCTTCCATATCAAGATAGAAAATTTATTAAGTCTGCTATGGATATGAAAGGTATTGTAGGTAGTGGAATATACGTAGATCCTAGCACAGGTCTTATAAAAGACATGAGAGGTAAAAATGTTAGAAGTCTAAGGGGTAATTATGCAGAGAATATTGAAGAAGATTATAATGCAAAAGTAGAATCTTTAGAAAAATCTAAGCAGAGATGGAATGAAAAGTATGGTGATTTAAATAATATAAATGAATATGGTAAAACTTGGAACGAAATGAATAGAAACAATCTAAATACTTTTGCCTTCTTGACTGATATGAAAGCTAAACTTGATAAACAAAGAGCAGATCTAAAAGAAAAAATTAAAAGAACTGAATCTATAAATATTCATGGTGGACCTGCAAGTTCGGCTGATTTGTCTGCTATAGGTAGAGCGCAATACACAGGTGAAGGCAAGGCTTTTGCACCTAGAACAGATACATATACAGGGGGTAAAACAATTGATTCACCTAGTACACCTGGAGGAAAGTATAGTTCTCCTAGATAATCATGGCTAAAGTAACAGCATACATACCTGAACCTGCACCACAATACGAAGCAGAGAACCAAAGACAGATTATTGAAGCGTTAGCTACTATGCAACAACAACTTAATTTTTCTTTTCAACAAGATTTAAAAAACGAACAAGAGACATTTAATTATTTTTTAACATGAGTATATTTTATAAGAATCAAGGTTTTAAACAAACCGGTACCGGTAAGACTACCGTGCTTACTTGCCCTACAGATGGGGCGATTATAGTTAAAAGTATTTATTGTGCTAATAATGACGCATCATCAGCTATTCTAGTAAACATGAATTTTGTTGACTCATCTGATTCTAGCACTGAGTACGAATTTTTTAGAGATGACGTAGAGGCTAAGTCGCAAGTAAATGCAGCACCACAAGGCTTGAATTTAGAAGCAGGAGATGCTATAACTGTGCAAGCAGCTACA